GCTTGTGCAATTAAATTAGCTCCTCTAATCATCTGCCCCATAACATTATCTTGATTAGTTTTTATAAGCTCGTCATGTATATCGCCGGATATCATATCGCCAAGCATAGGTACAATTAAATCATCTATAGGCACAGATGCTCTGCGAAGTTCGACTAGATTTAAAACCTGGTCTGCCCAACCTGAAAGTCTATTATTAAAGATTTCAAATGAATACGAATTAAGGCCGGCCATTTGTTGGTAATCTACATCTTCGCCAATGTGTGTATCAGTAAGGGGAGCTACAACCGTTTGGGTGGATTCGCCTCTACGTTTGCCCGTAGGTTTTGTGTACTTTATAGGTTTAACCTTTTCAAAAGGTATAGTAGCTTCATATATCGCATCTACTAAATAACTAGCTTTACGATCGTTTTGAAGTGCTTGACCATATAATCGTCTATAATAAAGAGCTCGCGCATTAGCTGTAGCTAATTTTTTATCTAAGTTTACACGATCGTTTATACTATCTAATTCTATGCCTTCAGGCTCTACATTCTCTATACCGACTTCAGTTTTATACCAAATTGCTATGTTGGTTCGGTGTACTTTGACCCCAAATTCCTTTTGCAAATACTCTGCTAGTTCGCCCCAACTGGCGTTCATTAACCTTTTCTTTATCAGGTGCTCTTTTGCCTCTTCTGGTATCTTTGACTTCATCTAATTCTCTCCTTAACGCTATGGTTTTGCCGCACATCATGCAGCTTAAATCTGTGTCAATATTTACGTATAAGGAACCTGAGCATTTTGGACACAATTTATTAGTCATGACTTTTTCTTGTTATCTTCTAAATGCTGTACTTCAGGTTCGTTTTTCTCTTCATCTGATTCTAATGTGTCCATCTTGCCGCTACGAGCTAACTCATCAGCCTGAACACCCCCACTACCCCAGGCTTTCTCCATCTTTTTCTGCGGAGAGTTTTCGGTAACAAATAATCCTAGTTTTTCGATTCCTGTTTTTTTCTTTTTACGTGTTGGATAACGCCCACCATAAGTAGGGGTAAAAATACCAGCATTAGTAGAAGTGAACACAGTGCCGCCGCCAGCCAAGCCACCTTCTTCTTTCTCAATACTTTTTTCCTCATTAGGTTCAACATCTCCTTCATCATTTAATTCAGGGTGATATTTAAAAGTTACTTTTTTAGCATCTTTTTTAACGGATTCTCCGTCTATAAGAATTTCTACAGGGTAAACTGTAGTGTCTTCATACCAATATTGTACCTCGTAACTTTTATCTTCTGTGTATTTTACTAGTAATCCTCTATCATATTGGTCATCATCTGCTTGTAAAATCTTAACTTCGCCCACAGGTAATTTTAAATCTTCATCAATTGTAATTTCTTTTCCATCAGGTGATGGAATGTTATATGATTTTTGAAAATCAACTAGTTTCTGTACAGTGCTTTTATATCCTGACGCATGTGCTGCTTGAGCAACTTCTTGTGCTTTAGATTTTGAATCAAATGGTCCTTGATTTCCCCAATACCATTTATCGTCTTTCTGTGTAATAGGCATTAGTTATCCTCCGCATCTTCAATAGTTTCTCCAGTATACGGCTCACCTTGCACATTGTTACGTTCTATGCGTTTTTTATTTGTTTGTGTAGGTGCATATGAAATTGACGGATTAGCGAATGTCGCCTTCTCAACAAATACGTGCCCATTAGATAAAATATTACCTACATAATCAACGCCATCTGAAATAAACCAAAGTTGTTTGCCGTCATCATTAATCTCTTTAATTACTGGCGAAGGGAATCCCTGATCCGTTAAGGATTCTACCCATGTAGTAGATTTAATCATTTCTTTGGTAGCACCTTTTGGTGGCCTACCTGGTAATCTTTTATATCCCCATTGCCTATCTTCACCTTTTTTCTCTCTAGCCGCTGCCCATTCGTCAATATCCCGTTCTTGGCCCGGAATTGCTTTTTCTATAGGTTCGTCTTCAGCCATATCTTGTTGTTCTTCTAAGGCTAATGCTTGTTGTTCACCTTGAAGCTGTGTCAATGGGACAACTTCGCCTTCAACCATAAATTGCGCCTCTTCCATTAAAACGCCTTGTTCTTTAAGTTTTATAGTAAAACCCATAGTATTTAATTGGCTTGCCATTGAAACACGTTGTTGCGCAAATGAAATTCTAGTGGCCTCAGCTTTCTCTTCTGGAACTTTTAAACTAATGTTCCAATCCATTACTCCAAATGCTTCTAATAACTGTGGAAATACTTTTTCGTGGAATAATCTTTGGTCACCTTCTACAACCCTAGACATTACTACGAGTTGTTGTGTTTGGGTAGATAATCCCCCAAAAGCTTCTGGAGAACCTTGCCATGCGGGTGTAACGCCCCACATTGCTGCAACACGTTCTCGAATCTCTTCTCTAACCGGCAAATAATCCATTTCTTGCAAGGTATGGAACAATCGAACCATATCTACCCGACCTCTATTATTTTTAGAGGATACTGCTACCATTGGTACAAAGTTAGGATCTAAGCGAGTTTGTGCAGCTAAGTTAGCTCGTTCTCTACGTAGCGATTCAGGGTCATCTGTAAATACCATCATCATACTACCGGGCATTTTTCTTTCGTAAAAGTACCTATACAAGTTTTTATCCATACCTATTAAGGTTAGAGCCTTTTCAAAAATAGTTAATATAGGGCTCCAACCATAGGTTTCCGATGGAGAAAATTTAGAAAGATGAATAACTTCCGATTCAAATAAATATAAATGCTTATTACGATGATAATATTTATACATCACAGGTTTTGTTTCAAACTTACATCCTGGTTCAGGACATTCGCCTTTCGCTTCGTGAATTTCCTCACGGTGAATGGGGCATAGAAAATGGTAGTTTTTAGGTAATCCAGCGTTATCTAAATCAAATTCCACTAATGCCGGATTCAATCTGCGAATTTCTTTTATTTTAGAACGTAAAGTGCCATCATCATCATGGTATTCTTTTACTACGTAAATAAAACAATCATCAATTGAGTTTAAATCAAAGTGTGCTTGTCTAAGAACTTCCTCTAATGACTGGTCAAATACGTTGCAAGAACGTAAAAATGTTTTAAAGTAATCTAACTCAGATGCATCTGCATCGTCTGATTTAGGCTCCCAATCAAATCCACGCCTAAACACTTCACTTGTAATGTGATTTAGCGGACCACGAATTTCTTCTACCGACATAGCAATAGTTTGAAGGTCCATAACTAATTGCTGTCTATAAGC